TCCTTTTTGCCTTCTTTAGATTTTTCTTCTACTTTGGCATTTTCAAGGACTTGTCTAAGAACAGCACGTTCGAAATCATTTACCGTGCCCTCTTTACATAATTTTGTTCCAATCTTATTAACGAATCCAGATAACTCATCATTTTCCATGATACGCAATGCAAATTCATTTAACTTGAATCCTAAGCGAGCATTCTCACTAGCGAATTCAAACATCGGAGTAGTATTTAGTGCCTCACGACGTATAATAACGATATTCCCGGCAGCTTCTTCAATGCGCTTATGGAAGGTATCTTTCTCTTGTACAAGCTGTTTGATAATAGGAAGTACGCCTTCAAATTTTTCATCGAAGCGACGAATAGTAAAAAGTTCCTTTAACTGGCTTGTATCATCTTCAGCGAGTGGTTCACGTTCGAATGTTTCTAAACGTGCCTTAACTGTTTCATATGTCTTTGAGCCTGTAAGTTTTTTTAACTCAGTGCGTAGAGTTTCGATATTCTCTTTAACTGTATCAACGATTCCAGAACTGTCTTCGTTGATGAGCTTGTTAGTTGTTACATAACGATTGAACGATTGAAGTGTTAACAGTTGGCCAGTACTCTCACTAATATATGAGCCAACCTTATCTCCCATAGATCCGCCATGCGCCATATGTTGTGCCATAGCTCTTGCGCCCGGAAGATAATTGTGTTGAAAACGCATACGTTCACCATTGCACTCTAAAAAGATTGCACTGATATGACGTGTACGAGATCCACGAACATTTTCATCTACAGGAGTCTTGTGCTTTACTAAGATTCTAACATTTTCTAATGTCTGTTGTGATGTTCTTGCAGAGCCAAACATCCTGCTCAAACTTTCCGCTAGTGTATTCATGTTAGTTTCCTTTTTCATCTTTGCCTGATAGGCATAATCTCTGGGCTGAATTGTTTTACCAAAGACCTTAATATTTGAGTTCATTAAGAATTCGTCTGCTATCTTGCGGATATTCTTCTGTAATCCATCAATGGAGTCATCAACTGTAGAACCTTTACTGAATTCAATACAATTACTATCTTCATCGATTGTTATCATAATGTTTGGATCAACAACGAAGAATCTACGGCCCGTATTTGGATCAGTAGTTTCTGCACCGGCATCATCAAAGATCTTCACTTGTAGGCCATTGCCCTTCAAAAGTGCAAACACCTTTCCTGCTAGATCATCCATTTCTACCATACTAAATCCTTGTTTCTCTTATTTATCTTATTCAAGCATTAGATGCATATCGGCATGGGCGAATCAAATGTCGAGTCACTAGATTCAGATATGTTACTATTAATTGCAGCTTGAGACTTATCATCCCATGTCGATATATAATCAGTCATTCTGACCGCTAAAATCATAGCCATGATTAAATCATCTGTCTGTCCAATACGTGCTTCAAATGTATTACCACGAGACACAAATACCTTGAGTTCTGATAATAAACCACGCGAGTTTATCTTCATCTTATTTGATTCAATTAAGAATTTCAATTTAGCGCAAGCTTCGAGTTTTGATTTATTTGTTGTAACAAATCCTGCTCTACGGCCAGTCTTACCTTGTAATCTATTTTTAGGATCGTGCAACATTGTACCAGGGAAGTTTTCTTCACCTGTATCACGAATAACTACCAATGCAGCTTCTCCTAATGAATTACTTTCTACAGACCAATATAATTCTGGATTACCAGCATCACGCAGTTCTTGCAAAATTTTCTTCATTGTTCTGACTTGTTCTTCAATCGGAGTCTTATTACTGCTCCATTCTGCTACCTGTACTAGCGTAGGTAATTCAATAACCTGTATTGCAGAATTGTCTCCACCTGTGCCCATTGAAGGATCAAGTGAAACAACATATGTCATTTGTGGACGAATTTCTGAATACCAACGAACTTGTCCTGTTTTACGAATAGGTTGAGATGGTTCTAATTGTGCAAGCTTAACTGGATTGATAAGTGTCTCTTCGAACGTAATGAATTGACATTTATGTTCGCGTAAGAATCTATCTTCACCCAATGCGGCAAATTCTGAATCGGCCCATGCTTGATCACGATCTGGATGTGCTTCCCATGTAGATACATATGGACGGAATCCATTTACACCAATAATAGTTTCGTTACCATTGGCATCTACTAATTTATTGGCGCCGAACCAGATGTCAGCAAATTGGTCCTCATCAGTGTTTGGAGTAGAAGTAATAATACACTTACCACCGGTTGACAATGTAGGTGATAGTGAAGTCCAAAACTCTTTGGCTATATTAGGTTCCACGAATGCAAATTCGTCTAAGTAAACAAGTGATAAGGACATACCACGACCAGTATTTTCAGTTGTGGTAGTTGCTACAATTCGAGAATTATTATCAAAATCGATGGAGCGTTTGTTGTAGGATTTTACACCTGCACGTATATGATCGGGCACGGATTCATATGCATATCGTACTCTATGCATAATTTCCTGAGCACCATCGTATTTGTTAGATGCAACAAGAATAGTTGCATCATCATTGAACATTGCAAACCATAATAGATAACCCGCTGCCACAGTAGTCTTACCCATTTGGCGACTTACCATATTTACAGATTTTCTATATGTGTGATAGGTATGAATTAGTTCTATTTGGAAAGGATATAGCGATAATCTTTGTCTACCCTGCGTCGGATGCTGGATATACATAAAATTAGTGATGAAGTATTCCGGGCCCGTTACAGGGTCCATACATGCCTTTAATTCGTCAATCTGTTCCTTGGTATACGTTACCTTAGTATAGGCACGCTTTACAAGTTTATCGTCTTGGTAAATTGCCATATCTTAGTAGTCATCTCCACCATAATCTGGCTCATTGAAATCTGGTTCCGGTGGCTCGATATTCTCTGCCTGCTTATCAAATGCTGAACCTAATAGATTTACATATAGGGTAGGATGTAAAAGTTGTTTGATTACCGAAGGATCAATTTCCTTTAATGCATCTTGAATGGAATATGCATCACCATCAATATAAAATTCTTGATCAGGAATAAACGAAACCGAACTTACTTCTGGTGTACCAGCAGATGCATATACCGAGGATGTATATGTTGGCTGATCACTCTTGTAATTCCATCCAGTTGGATTTTCGTCTTCTTCCCATTCTACAGAAGCAGATGATGCAATCTCAACATCATATCCTATTTCAACAGGTTTACCCTGTCTGTTTAACGCTTTTCCGTGGACGTTGATAGTGCCATTGTATTCAATACTATCAGAACTCGTGTCAAAGTCACCGTAAAAATCCTGTATGGATAAATCAGAGACTTGATGACTTTCAGTTAACTTTTTTTTTTGAGCTGCGGCTTCGTTAAGATAATTTCTATAGCCATAAACAAGTTCTTTATGAACTTCGGCTACCTGCATCTTCTTCTGTTCTGGATTATCGCCCTGACGTGCGCCAGAAGGACCTACCTTTCTTACAACAGGACTATCAGCACCATTTGGAAAGAAATCATTGCCCGATGCATTATTAACATCATCGTAACCATTATTTAAATCCAGAGCTTCTTCGAAATCATCGTGTCCACCATAGTCGCCATAATCTTCATCAGATCCGTGACCTGCACTTGCTAGAGCATCGGCATCATCGGACATATCATAGGAACCCTGTGGTTCTCCATCGCCCATGCCTTGTTCTTCGCCGCCAAAAGAAGACATAATTGCTTCTTCAGCTGCCATAAGATCTTCCTGACTTACGCCCTGTGATTGCAATTCGCGCATAACAACTTCCATTGCTTCTTCAGGTTCAACAAATGAATTTGTTAATTCGCCGAAACGCATCATTGCCCATTCACCTGCTCTAGAGCCTTCGCTTTCGTCCATACATCCTTCTTCTTGTGTAGGTGGTGTGCGACCACTATTCTTAGCTAACATTTCTTTGCTGCTAATTTTATCTTCATAGTCATGACGCTGAACATCTTGAGGTGTCAAAGGTTTCTGACCCTGTGCCTTACGCCACGCGGTTGGAACTTCGTATGTACCTGGACGAACACCTTCATCCATTTCAGTACTCTCTTCTTCCTTATGCTTCATGGCATTGCTTAATTGTTTTGTACCGGTATCGGCCTTATTGAATTCTTTGGCTACACTTGCATCCATACCAGTCTTTTTAGCAAATTTAGGATCGTGAGCTGCTGCTGCCATAAAACGTGCTTGTTTTTCAGATTTAGATTTTTCATCTAATTGCTGGCCTACGCCCGGAATAGATACCACACCTTCCATAAGGTTAATTAGTTGTCTCATGCTTTTCATTATAGAACTCCTACTTTCATCAAGTTAGGCTTCTTAACACGTCCGAAAAGCCCTACATCGTCTTTCTTTAAATTCTTTGGATCATTGAACTTATCATAATCCTTCGGTAATGTAGAGTGATCAGTCTTCTCCAATGGACTCAATGGATTCACAACTGTTGTTACTGATCGCTCCTTACTAACCTTCTCAAGTTCCTGTAAGAAACTTGTGTTATATTTTTCACCATAAGGAACTGTTTCTGTTTCCTCGTAATCACTACCTAAACTTGTTTTATACTTCTTCTTAAACTCTGGAGAATTTCTGTCTAGATACAAGTCTGTTTCGATTTGACGTGGATCATTGTCAGAATATACTGCTAACTGGGCTGGTGATATTCCCATATTGTTACAAAGGAATGTTCTAAGAAAGTCTAACGAAGCAGGATATCCCATTGTAAGATCACAAGTGAATACCGGTGTGTTCTTTATATTAGGAAAATCTAGTGGACTCTCTTGAATTGGTGTTTTTCTAAATGCCGATGCCTTTACTAATTCGTACTTCTTTAAGCACGACTCGAGCATATCGATCATCTCGTCGGACATTTCTTGTACGGCAAATTTCAAGACATAATTATAATCTGTCTTTGTTTCTGCAACGTATGATGTGAATGATTTCTTTTCTGCCATATAATGACTCCAGTGATACGACTATTTATCAGAGTTTTCTGATTTACTAGACACTATATATTTTAGGAGTACGTTTCTGTCGAATTCAACGCCACCAGCCTGTTTACGTTCGCCGTTGCCCTGTTCTAAATCAATCTGTTCAGCGCGAACTTTCTTAAGTTGAAGCTCGATCATTTTTAATTTCTTATCTGCTTTGGCATTTTTAGCATCCAATGCTGTTTTTAGCATCTGGCCTGCTACTTCATAGATCTTTCCGGCATGCATATCCGGGACATTGC